GTGCCCAGCGGCACGATCAAAGATAACCTGATGACGCTCCCGTACAAGGAGCCGAGCCAGACACTGCTGCAGTTGCTGAACCAGATCATCCAAGACGGCCGCCGTTTTGCGAACACGGCCGACCTGCAAATCAGCGACATGTCATCGCAGGCCCCGGTCGGCACGACGCTGGCCATCCTCGAGCGCACGTTGAAAGTGATGAGTGCTGTCCAGGCGCGCATTCACTTCTCGTTCAAAGAAGAGTTGGGTTTGATCAGAGACATCATCCGCGACTACACGCCGGATGACTATGACTATGTCCCGGTTGAAGGTAGCCGCTCGGCCAAAAAGTCTGACTACGATGATGTGGATGTGATTCCGGTCTCTGACCCGAACGCATCGACGATGGCCCAGAAGATTGTGCAGTACCAGGCTGTGTTGCAGCTGGCTCAGACAGCGCCGCAGATGTACAACATGCCTCTGCTGCACCGTCAGATGTTGGATGTGCTCGGCATCAAGAACGCCAACAAGCTCATTCCGATGGATGAGGACCAGAAGCCGACGGACCCGGTGACGGAAAACCAGAATGTATTGATGGGCAAACCGGTCAAGGCGTTTGCTTATCAAGATCACCAGGCTCACATCATGGTCCACATGTCGGCCATGCAAGACCCGAAGATCATCCAGTTGTTGCAGAACAACCCGATTGCGCCGCAGCTGCAGGCAACCATGATGTCTCATATCAATGAGCACCTTGGGTTTGAGTACCGCAAGCAGATCGAGATGCAGTTGGGCATGTCCCTGCCGCCCCAGAAGGACGATGCAGGAGAAGACGTGCACATGGACCCCGAGGTCGAAGCTCGTTTGGCACCCATGTTGGCACAGGCTGCTCAGCGTCTGACGCAACAAAACCAAGCGCAGGCCCAGCAGCAGCAAGCTCAACAGCAAGCACAAGACCCGATCATCCAGATGCAACAGCAGGAGCTGGCCATCAAGCAGGCCGAGCAACAGCGCAAGGCTGCCAAGGATGCGGCAGATATCAAATTGAAAGAAAACCAGCAACGGATCGAGGCTTCACGCATATTGGCGCAAAACAATATGTCTATGAAGCAGGCTGTGCTGAGGGCGGGTGTGGACGTGTACAAAGACAACGCTATACGCTCGCATGAGAAGAAAGTGAACGCCCGAGAAATCATGGCAGACGCACTTAAAACCGTGTACCAAAATAAATCAAAACCGACAAAAGGTGAATGATGGACGCTCTTGAAGTACTCACAAAGCAGACCGACGAAAAGGTTGCGCAGATTAAGGACTACCTGTCAGAAGGGAAGGCCGAATCGTTTGAGGAGTACAAAAGACTCTGTGGTGAGATTCGTGGTCTGCTCACTGCCAGAGGTTACATACTAGACCTGCAACAAAACTTGGAGAACGCGGATGACGACTGAGATCCTTATCGGCTCAAACCCCGATAAACCGGAGATCGTAGGTTCATACAAACTGGAAGCAACAGCAGAGGAAAAGGCAAAACAACTGCCCCGTCCCTCTGGCTACAGAATTCTTTGTGCCATACCAGAAGTGGAGAAAGAATTTGAGGACAGCTCTATTGGTCTAGTGAAGTCTGAATTAACCATTGATTACGAAGAGAAGCTGGCAACGGTGCTTTTTGTCGTAGACCTTGGACCAGATTGCTACAAAGACCAGCAGCGTTTTCCCAGCGGACCCTGGTGCAAGAAAGGTGATTTCGTCATTGTTCGACCCAATGCCGGCACACGCCTTCTGATCCACGGCCGTGAGTTCAGACTCATCAACGATGATTCTGTAGAGAGCGTGGTCGACGACCCGCGTGGCATCAAACGAGCCTAAAAGGAGCCTTCAAAAATGGCACAAATGGAAACCCAAGAATTCAAGTTCCCCGACGAAATTGAAGAGAGCAAAGCCTCTGCTGAAGAGCAGCAAGAGGAAAAGTTTGAGATTGAAATCGAGGACGACACTCCAGAAGAAGACCGCGGCCGGCAGCCAATGCCCAAGCAGCTGGTCGAGAACCTGGAGAAAGACGAGCTAGAAGCCTACGACGATGAGGTTAAGTCAAAGCTCAAGCAGATGCGCAAAGTCTGGCACGACGAGCGCCGCGAGAAAGAGGCGGCCCTGCGCGAACAGCAAGAAGCTTTGGCCTTGGCCAAGAAGCTGATGGAAGAGAACAAACGTATTAAAACTATCCTGACTACGGGAGAAAAGGAATACGTTGAGTCTATTCAGAACTCTGCGAACCTTGAGCTGGAAATGGCTAAGAGGGCGTTCAAAGAGGCGTACGAATCTGGCGATGCAGATCAAGTTGCGGATGCGCAACAGAAGATGCAGGAAGCCACGTTGCGGGCAATGCAAGCTAAAAGTTTCAAAATGCCCCCTTTACAGGAGCAAGAAGTTCCTGTACAAACCGCAACTGTACAGCAGCCACAGGTTCCTCAACCCGATCGACGTGCGTTAGCGTGGCAAGAACGCAATAGCTGGTTTGGTCAAGATGAGGAGATGACGGCCACTGCGCTGGGGCTTCATGAGAAGCTCCGCCGCAATGGAGTCGTTGTTGGCTCTGACGAGTATTACGACACATTGGACAAAACAATGCGTCGCCGATTCCCCGAGAACTTCGGTGTCACGGAAGAGTCGCAGACAGAGGTCCGGCAGCCAGCACGCAAACCTGCGGCAGTTGTGGCCCCAGCGGTTCGTAGTACGGCTTCGAACAAAGTGAAGCTGAAAACGAGCCAAATGGCCTTGATCAAAAAACTAGGCATATCTCCTGAGCAGTATGTGAAGGAGTTTTTGAAGGAGTCACAAAATGGCTGAAAAACGACTTTCTCGTGAATTTGACACGCGTGCGGTATCAGAGCGTCCCCAGCAGTGGGCACTCCCTGAGTCTTTGCCTGAGCCTGACAAAGAGGCCGGCTACTCATACCGTTGGATTCGCGTTTCCACTTTGAACGTGGCAGATCCCCGTAACCTCTCGGCCAAACTACGCGAGGGATGGGAGCCAGTGCGAATGGAAGAACAACCCAAATTCCAACTGTTAGCTGATCCCAACAGTCGATACAAAGATAGTATTGAGATTGGCGGTTTGTTGCTCTGCAAAACCCCGGTTGAATTTGTGAAGCAGCGTAATGACTATTACGCCAAGCAGACGCAAGATCAGACGGAAGCTGTGGATAACAATCTGATGCGCCAAAGCGATGCCCGGATGCCGATCTTCAAAGAGCGGAAATCCTCGGTTAGCTATGGTAAACCTTCTTAATGTTTTGGAGTTATAAACATGGCTTATCCCACAGTAGCCGCTCCGTATGGTTTCAAACCCATTAACCGTCTAGACGGTATGCCCTATGCTGGCGCAACTCGGAAACTTCCGATCGCCAACACTGCCGGCGCCATCTTCTTCGGTGACTTGGTTTCCATCACGGCTGGCGGAACCGTCGCTCAGTTCGCAGGCACCACCACGGGGTCTCCCGCCGGTGTGTTTATGGGCTGTTCTTACACCAACCCCATCACCAAGCAACCCACGTTTGCTCAGTACTGGCCTGCTAACACGTCCATCACGGACGCGCTGGCTATCATCGTTGATGATCCGTACGCAGCTTTCCAGGTTGTCGTGACCAACAGCGGCAGCGTGGTTAACTACGCTTATGCTGATTCCATCGGCTCCAACGTGTCCATCATCACCGGTACGGGTAACACCACCACCGGCGACTCTGGCATGTCCGTTCTGGCTGGTAGCCAAGACACCACCAACACTCTGCCTATCCGTGTGATCGACGTCGTTCCGGCCTCGTCTTACACGACCGGCGGCAACGTGGTGTTCCCGGAGATCATCGTCAAGATCAATCTCCACCAGTACAACAACACCACTGGCGTCTGATAAGGAGTAATACAAAATGGCTATTTCACGCGCACAATTACTGAAAGAGCTGCTCCCTGGTCTGAACGCCCTGTTCGGTCTGGAGTATGCAAAGTACGGCGAAGAGCACAAAGAGATCTACGAAACCGAGACTTCCGAGCGTTCGTTTGAAGAGGAAACCAAACTGTCTGGCTTCTCCGCCGCTCCGGTGAAGAACGAAGGCTCTGCCATTGCTTATGACAATGGCCAGGAAGCTTGGACCGCCCGTTACACCCACGAAACCATTGCCATGGGTTTCTCGCTGACCGAAGAGGCCATCGAGGACAACCTGTACGACAGCCTGTCTGCTCGTTACACCAAGGC